GCCATGGCTCCGGAAGGTGTAGAAGATCCGCCGTTTTGGTAAGCGAGAGCCGGGTTTAAGCCGGCGGCGCGCATATCAGCGACGGCGCGTTGGTAGGCGGAATTGGACATGCGTTCTTGGAAGGCCATCTGTTTATCGGCGTTGGCGCGGTTAGCGGCGTTGTTTTCGGCAACGGCCTTAGCGTTAGAGACGGCTCCGCCGGTGGCGGCGTCCTGTAGAAAGCCGCCGGTGTCGCCTCCGTATCCGGAGACGGCACCGGCCTGAGTTGCAATTGCGCCTCCGAAGAAGTCGCCAATTCCAAAGCCCATTAGAAGCGGTCCATGTTGCCTGGTACTCCGTACATAGGCATTGGGCGGGCGCACTTATATTTGAAGTAAAAGTCGCCTAGCATTTGCGGTTCCGTGTTGACTGCGACAATGCGATCAACCGGAGGAGCTTCTTTAATGAAAGTATCTCCGAGCGTAGGGAGAGTCGTAAATTTCTGGGCAAGGTGCCAGATATCGAGAGTGCCAGAAGCAGTCGATTTAAACTTTCCTGTGATGACTGAAGGCTTATATCGGTACTCGGCATAGCGTTCTTGATAGCCGAAGGTGAGAAGGTCGTTAGCGGATCCGTCTGCATATATTTCCTTATTGAGGATCGCTTGTTCGCCGATTTGTGCGAGGGCTGGCCAGTAGAAATCATACCGCGATTGGCGGTTGAACATCTTGTTGATGCCCTGTTGATAGTTGAGGTCGGCGCGAACGCTAGCCAGTCCGATTAAGAGCGTGTGCTCGGTGAAGGACTTGGAGAAGCCTTGGCCGCTGGAAGAATAGGTAGCGGTTGCGGCAAGGTTTCCAAGGGCAGTGGTGGTGCCGCTGGCGCCGGTAGCGGATTGTTGGGCAACTGGATGGAAGTTGATTTGGTTAGAGCCTCCGCCGAGATATTCTGGGCGTTGGAGTCGGGCGTCGGGCGAGGTGACGCCGAAATGGCTTCTAACAATTTCTGTGTATCGCGTACCGCCTCGCGCGTCTCGTTCAAGGAGCCGTTGGACTTGAAAAGCCAAACGGAGAGCATTGATAGTACTAGCGGTAGCAGTAGAGAGGTCAGCATAAAGTTTGTTCGCCGGGTCGATAGCGGTTGCAGATACAGCTAGGTTAGTGCCGGCCGAGTTCATAGCTCGGTAAGCGTCATCAACAGTAGAATACACCGAGAGAGTTGCGCCGCCGCCGGTGGCTAGGTCGTGTGCGATCGGAGCGGACGTGCCGAGAGGAATGGAAACGGCAGTGCCTTTTTGGGGCCATGGCTGTGCGGAGGTGAAGTAGTCGTGGCGCTTTCCGCGCTTAAGAAGAACGTAATCGGTATAGGTGTCGGGGCCGTCGTCAAGATCGACGACGACGGAGTTCTGAAGGTTTTGGTCGCGGAACCACTCATTATAGATAAGATTGTAAGCACGATGCCAAAGAGAATTAAAGGTAATGGTCGCTGCTCCGCCTACTTGTCCAACAGTAGGAAGTCCGAAGTAATCGCTAAGAGAGCCGACCGCGGGTCCGCCCGCGGGCGAGGTCATAGTCGGTACGAGATAAGATGTGGAATCGGCCGGGTTGGCTTGTTCGCCCATGAATTTTTTAAAGTTCGACCACACGAGACGGATGGGAACGGCAAAGAAGAAGGTATCGACGTACATGTTGTCCATGATCGGCTTGAGCGGCGTCGATAGCCGACAGTAGGAAGACATATTTAGAGACATGGTGTCTCCGGGAAGAGCCTCATCGACGAAGATAGGGACGAGGTATCCTGTGTCGAATGTTGTTTTATAGCCGTGGGACCGATCGAAGGAAGAGCGGGGAATTTCCGCTTGTGGCACCTTCGAGAAGTCATGGGTCATTACAGAGGGCATCTTCCCGGATTTCATCAGTTCGCTTTCGCTTTCATGTCAAAGAGGTTGCCGGTGTCATCCGACTTGTTTTTATATTGGAGTGCAGAGCCTAGAGAAAATGGTGCATTAAGGTTTTCAAATCTTCCAGTACTTTCGTCGTATTCCCCGACTTCAAAGAGCACGAAATCTGCCGGGTGTTTGCTCACCATATTCTGGGAGTTTGCGTCATTGGCGAGTTCGGTCCAAGACCGGAGGGCTTCGCCCCGGGTAAGTTGATAAAAGGGCTTGGCGTAGGTTTCAATTTTCATATCGTAGACGGAGTACGCTTTAAGTTTGGCCATTTTCTAGGTTCCTTTTCAGTTGCTTAATTTTGAGCTCTTGAACGTCTTCCATTACGTAGAGTCTCGGTTTTGGGGAGCATGATCCGTGCTCCCATTTAAATTGCGAATAAGCCTGAGCGTCTTCGCGGTTCGTTTTTTCATTAGTTGCAGTTCCAGACGCTGCTCGATCGGCTTTAACGCTTTTATGAGACGCCGCATCGAGACGTTCGTGCAGGCGATCGTAATACTTGGGCGGCCGCATTTTGTGGCCACGGATGATAACGAAATCGTGATCTCGGACGAATTTTCCATATTTTTCATACCAATCTTTTCCTATCGCCGGGCGGCGGCTTACAGAGATGGACCTTTCAGGTAGGAGCGTGTGAATTTCACCAGTTGTCGGGCATGTCCTTTCGTAGTGCTTTTGAGAAGCTTCTCCAGTGATTTTCTTTGTGACGTACCGAGCGATGTAAGCTGCGGACTCGAAAGTAAGATCTCCGATTGTAGAATGACCGAAGGGCCAAAGCCCCGAGAGTTGTTCGGAAGTGTAAAGCTTATTTTCAAGAGACTTTTTGAAGAGTTTTTTGTCATAGAAGTCATGATTGAATACAGCAATGTGGTAGTGCGGTCTACCTAATTTTTCGCCGTATTCTGCGCATCCGTAGGAGCGTATTCCGGAGCCGTATTTTTCGCGGAGGCGTTTCATAAAGAGAACAGGGGCGGTGTAATCGAGAGAGTGATTTTTAGGGAGAAATTGGTCTGAGTAGGTGAGGGTGAGGAAGCAATTATTTTGATAGAGAGATGCCTCGTGAAAGCATCGCAGTGCCCACTGTCTAGAGTGTTCGAATCTGCAATAGCGGCATTGGCCGCATGGGATTTCGAGAGGACGGTCCGGGTTTGCGTCTTTGAAAGAGAAGGTAATCCCGAGATTACCTGTGTTGGGGTTGGGCGCGCGGGTGCGCCACCCCGGGAGAGGGCGGAAACAAGGCATAAGAATGTTTCCTAATTATTTAGAGGCGAATGCCACCGCGCATGACTTTGCCGGAGTTGTTGTTTTTTTTGTGAGAGCGGGAAGCGGTGCGAGAGAAAAGTTTTTTAGAGCGACCGGAAGAGATTTTAGAGCGGCGTGACATAGGGCCTCTTTTTGGGGTTAGTGACAGCTAAATTGCTGTCAGTGGGGACAGTTAAATCAAGTAGGGAACTGTCCCCGGATGCTCCGCATCAAGCAGCGGAAATCGGGATCCGCTGGCTAGGGTTGGGGTTTCGAGGCTTCACGAGACGAACGTAATTCGACCGTGAGAGCTTCGATAGGACTTTGTGGGCGTTGGGTAGCAAGGCCGAGTTTAATGAGCTCCTCGGCGTTTTTAGGGTCTGTCGCGAATGCGAGGAATTGAGCAGGGTCGTTTTCGAATTTTTTGCGTTGATAAGCATCGAGAGAATTGAATTGGTGCTGGGCGTTGATAACGAGATTGAGGGCGTCTTGGTACGAGGGAACATCGGCGAAGTCGCCGTAGGTGGCGGCGACATTGACGCCGGGAAGCACGCCGGTTTGCATGTAGCGTTTCATGACGTTGTTAACGTCGGCTTCGGCGGCTTGAGATTGATCGGTTAGGCCGGGATCGCCAGTGAAGTCGATGCCGGGGTCGGCGTAGCGCGAATTTTGATCGCGGGGTTTTGCGTTGTCCTTGCCTGACCATTTAAGGTCTAGGGCGAGGGCTGCAGGTGTTTTAGGATCGTATTTTGGAGCGAAGGGATTCGGAATGAGAGAAGGCGTAGTTTTGGTTTGCATATGTGTTTTTAGTTGTTGGGTGAGTTTTTGGTTGTTGGTTTGGTTATTGTTTTAGGGAACGGGAATGCCGTCTGAGCCCGCGCGTTCAAGGCGGGAGTGTTCGGAGGTATACGAGTTAGGGTAACCTCCGGGATTGCTGTCGGAAGATTCCTTTTGCTGAGCCGATGCTGGAGACGACGTCCATGATCTTTCGCATGAACTTGTCGTAATAGATGGTTTGGTTGTCGATTTCGGCGCCCTTTTTAGCGGCAGGGGCTTCGGCCTCTTCGACTTCGGCTGCAATTTTAGAGCGTTTAGCTTCGGCCCGAGCCTTTTTGGTTTCGGCCTTAATTTTCTCCTGATTGAGTTCGGCCTCTTTTGCGTTTGCTCCGAGTTTTTGGGCCTGAACTTCGTTCATTTCTGCAGTGGCTTTGTTTAGGTCAACCTGCGAGGTGACCGATTTGCCCTGCATGCCCATGGCCATAATGTCTTTGCCGGTGTTCATGAGACCGGCTCCGCGATCGCCGGGGCGCTGCGCGTTTTCGGTAGCCATGGCTCCGGAAGGTGTAGAAGATCCGCCGTTTTGGTAAGCGAGAGCCGGGTTTAAGCCGGCGGCGCGCATATCAGCGACGGCGCGTTGGTAGGCGGAATTGGACATGCGTTCTTGGA